TGTCATTTGGCGCTCACGAATTTTCCGCGACCGGGGGGGCTACCACGCACCGCCCGTCCTCGTCGAACTTGTAGCGCTTCTTCAACCGCGAATGTTCCTCCGCGTGGCAGTCTCGGCACACCAGCTCCAGATTGTCGAATGAGCAGCTGACGGTCGGGTCGCCGATGTTTTCCGGCGTCAGATGCACCTTGTGATGAACGATCGCCCCGCTGACGTACAGCCCGCGCTTCAGGCATCGCTCACACAGTCCGCCGACGCTCTTGATGTACGCCGCTCGGCATTGCCGCCATGCCGGTGACTTGTAGAATGATTCCGCCCACTCCTTCATGACGCAATCCACCCCCACCCGTACTGGATCGCCTCCCACCGTCTAGGCACGGCCAGCAATTCAGAAGGAGAAAAAGCAGAACGAGCAGAGGCGACCCACTCCCCTGCTCGTCCGAGCGTAGCATTTATATCACGTTTTTCGGCTCTGAAACTGTACTGTTTTTTGCATCTTTTTTGAGGCCGACATAAACCGCCGCCAGCAGCTCCGTGTTCCACTTCCAGCACGTCTCGATGGAATACCCGCACTCCAGCGCCGCGCCCTGCATAGTATGCGTCCGGCGAAAGTAGACGAGCTGCACCATCTTCCGCCGCGCCTCGGCGTTGTAGTACTGTGCCTGCATCTGCATTGCGAACTCCACCGCGCTGATCACATTCGCCTCCCTGTCCGTCAGCGTGGATCTGAGCGCCACGTTCTCGGTCGTGCGGGACGCGCTGTGCTGTACCGCCGCACCGCCATAGACGGGCGTGATCTGCATCTCGTTGTCGCCCTGCCTGCGCTTGATGCGCGGATAGTCCCGAAGCGCACGCCGCGCTTCACTTCGCCAGCCCATTGACCTCCCTCCTCTCACAGCCCTCTCCGTAGTGACAGTCGCGCCGCCTGCCGGTCTCCAGCATATAGTCGCACAGGTTGTGGCCGTACTCCTCGGAGCCATAGTACACGCACTTCCGGCAGTACATTCGGTCGCGGTACGCCTGCTTCTGCCTGTCCTCGGCGATCTTGCGCTCATGCCCCTTCCGCAGCCGCTCCCGCGTCAGCTCACGGTTGCGCTCCGTCGCGCAGACGTCACAGTATTTCCGCGACGGCGAACTCGCAGGCGGCAGCGGCCCGCCGCATCGCAGGCAGGTCGCAACGGTGCTGGATCTCATCAGCTCACCCCCGGAATCCCACGGCAGAAATACGTCACCGACTGATACCAGCCCGTGTCTACTTCTGATCGCCACCAGACCTCCGTCCCCTGCACGAACTCCGCCTGCCAAATCACGTCCTCCGGCACTCCGCTGTCGCCGTCGAGCGCCTTCTTCGCCGCTTCGTAGCATTGTCGGCTCGTCTTGTCGAATCCGCTCAGATAGAGCGTCGTGTACTGCCCCGGCGCTGCAACTACATCCCGCACCGTGTCAGGGAAATAGGGCGATTTGACCCGGTTGACCACCACGGCGGCGACCGCCACCTGATGCATCCACGGACAAGCGCCAGCTTCACCTTGTACCACCCGCGCCACGATGTCGAGCGCTTCTTGCTCTGCCCACCATTCGGCTGACAGCACCATGATCGCCGGGTCGCTGTCCGGCAGACCTGCCGCACGGAGCAGATCAGCCGCTTCGTGCAGCGCGTCCTGTCGCGCCGTCGTGATCCGTCCGCCGTCGTAAGCGCCGACCGGCGTGACCAGGATGATGCAGACCGCCACGAACAGCACGATCATGCAGATCACGATGCCTCTGAGTATGTCTTTATGATTCATGTTTCATTACCTCCGCAATCGCCGCGAAAAACGGATAGAACTGTTGCGGAACTACCGCGTTTCCGAGGCATTTAATTCTGTCCACCCGATTGGGAATCCCATCAACCACTCGATCCACTCCGGGTTCGTCCGGCCAATTATCCCAAGCGGAGTGACTTCCAGTAACTCGCACAGTTGATGCCGATACCGCCCGCGCTGTGTGTGTGTGTGTGTGTGTAACAGCGGTTGGCGGCAGCTCCCTTGTAATCCGAAGATCTCGGCGTTGGGATCAGCGTCGTGAACTGCTGTTCGTACCCCATCAGCCATTCCAGCAGCTGAGGATTTATCTTCCCTCCTGATCCGCTCCCAAACATCCGCCGCTCCGTCTCCGTGATCATTCCCTTCTCCGCCATCTTCTGCAAGGTCTTTCTCGCGCCGGAACATCCTCCCAGCGGTGAGCTTGCTTTCGGCGTAGGCCAGAATGGCGACGCGGTTTCTTCTGTGCGGGGCATCAACGGCACAAGCCGGAACAATAAACGCCTGTGAGGCGTACCCGATGGAATCCAATTCAGATAGCACCGTGTCGAGCGCCAAATTGACGATACCAGGCACATTCTCACCAAGCACCCAAGCGGGCCGGAGTTCCTGTATAACTCTAAGCATTTCCGGCCAGAGGTAACGGTCATCTTCCTTGCCTCTGCGCTTCCAGGCCTGACTAAATGGCTGGCAGGGAAATCCTCCTGAAATAACGTCAACTGTTCGTAATCCTGTCCGTTCATAAAAGCTCTCTTTCGTCAATGTGCGGATGTCGCGCCAGCGCGGAACATCAGGCCAATGCTTCTCCAGCACCTTCGTCGGATAATCCGCCCATTCGCATTGGCCGACCGTCACGAATCCGGCGGCTTCCGCCGCAAGGTCAAGGCCACCGATCCCGCTGAACAGCGACAGATGCGTCAGCATTGTTCCGCCTCCCTCACCGTGATAACCGTCCTCGGCTGCTTCTTGTCATATCCCCCGGCGACGTGCAGTCGGATGTGAGCCATGTCATCGTCCACGATCACGCCCGCTTTCGTCAACCCGTCCAACAGAAACTTTCCCGCGTAGTTGTCCGCGTCGTGCCGCGCCTTTGTCGGGAAATAGTACATGATCTCGACATCAGCCAGCGCATACGGCGTTTTCGGCTTTTCTTTACAAGCGAGGCATGACAGCCAGACCGCCCGCGTCCACTTCGCTTTCTCGTTGCGGTAATCCCACGGATTCTGCTTGCCCGCGAATTGATTCAGCGACGGCGGGCAGCCGCGCAATGTGATCCGAATCATCTGTGACCCCTCCTCCGCTTCTGCCACCGCAGATCATTCGCCTTGCGGAAGCCGTTCATGACCGCCCGCTTCTGGACGCCCTTCTCGTCCTTCAGCCGCGCCTGCTCAATCTTCCACGCGATATAGGCGCTGCAACCGGCGTGACAGCCGACGAAGCGCTCCTCGCACAGCTCACACGGGCAGGTCATGGCTCGCCTCCAGTCTCATGTGCTGCCCGACATCGGACAGCAGTTCCCTGACGCTCTCCGGGATCAGCGCGGTCTCGCGCTCCCGCTTCTGCACGGTTTTATATCCGCGCATGAAATTCGACGCCACCACGCTCTGCACCGTATCCTCGTCCATGACCGCCCATTCTTTGAGCTGCTCCGGCCTTCCGACCGCGGCCTGCACGGATGGCGGCAGCTTGTCGAACTCGTCCTGATAGCCGTAAATTCCGTTTCTGACGGCCTTTGAAACGAGCGCCCATGCTTCCGTCTCCGACAGCACCGCCGGAGTTGAGAGATCGTGCATCTTGTTCTTGATCTCCCCGATGCTCGGCGGGAACGGATTCGGTGAGCTGACGATGATCGCCTTGATCGCAGCCGCCACCACAGGCGCGGGGTCGTCCGCAAACAGCTCCGCCCACAGATTCGCGGCCTCCATGCGCTCCTGTCCGCTCTGCTTCGCGTAATAGGACGGATATGCCGTCTGCAAGATGGCCATGATCCCGACGGCGTCTTTTTTATTCATCAGGCATCTCCCTCCACATCTGCGCGAACGACTTCGGCTGCTCCTTCGCCTGCGGTCTGTTCTTCTCCTTCGTCTGCCAGTACCGCATGGACGCCTTCCAGTCCTTCATCTTTCGCCCGTTGACCATCCAGCCGTTCGTCTCGTAGTAAGACAGCCATGCGTCAAGACTGAACGAAAACCCTTTTTCGGCGTGGTACTCGGCGGCTTCTGCGGGCGTTGGCGGCGCGAAGCGCTGCACACCCTCTCTTGGATTCTTATTGGATTCGGATTCTATTTCTGATTCGGATTCAGACTGACAACTCGCTGTCATTTGACCGTCATTTGACAGCAAATTGCTGTCAAGCGTCGGCTCTGGGTATTTTCGATGCTTATTTCTGATGCGCTGATGTTTCTCCCATGTCGGGAAGAACAGGTAAGGCATACCGTTCACCGTGTATCTGCAAAGCAATCCGGCAGAGACCAAATGCGCTATAGCATCTTCAATCGCTTTCTTTGTGACGGTGTCCTTCGTCGGAAACAGCTCGTTCTTCAGAAGGACAATCCGTCCATCCATACAGCCGTAATCGTCAGCCGAAACCATGAGGCGGTAAAACACCACTTCTTCAAACCATGAAAGCGAATCAATTTGAGGACTGCTCTTAATTGTCTCTTTAATGATTCTGTTCGGCATGGCGACCTCCTAGAACGGGAGATCCCCGTCCGCCTCCGTGATCTCCTTGGCGAACTTCGCGCCTGCATCCGGCTCCGCGTCCTTCTTTTTCGATTCACCAAACCAGACGCGGTCGGCCACGATCTCGGAGCGGTTGTGCTTCTGGTTGTCCTTGTCGAGCCATGAGCGCAGCTGGAGCCGCCCCTGCACGATGACCATGCTGCCCTTCGTGAAATACTGATGCACGAACTCGGCGGTCTTGCCGAAGGCGGAGCAGTCGATGAAATCCGTCTCCTTCTGCTCCCCTGCGGCGGCGTAGTCCCGCTCACAGGCGACGGTGAACGACGCGACGGACTTCTGCGTCTGCGTCATCCGCAGCTCCGGGTCTCGCGTCAGACGGCCCATTACGGTGATTGAGTTAAGCATTGTTTTTCTCCTTCTCCTTCGAGCCGCACTCCAAGCACAGGCGGCGACCGTATTTCTTCTCGGAGAGCTGCGCGACCTCGCGCACGCTCATCTTCGTCTTGCCGTCAACGACCCACGGCTTGATGATGTTCCCGCAGTCCGCGCAGACGAACTTCTCCGGCTCCTTCTTCGCCACCGGCGGCGGCGTGTACTCAGGAGCTCCCGGCGGCGTGATGTTCGCGTCCGTGTACTTCGTCCTGTCGGCTGCAAAGTAGACGTCAGCGCCGATGCCCAGCGCCTTGCATGCCACGCTCAGAGCGTCCGTGTACGCCATCTTGTAACCCTCGTCGGACGTGCTGCCCTTGCGGACGATGACGTTGCCGCCCGTGCCGTAGATCGGCTTCGACCATTCGCCGCCGACCTTGACGTAGAGGTTGAGATTCACGATGCTGATGGTCGTCTCTCCGTGGATCTCGCAGCGTTCGGTGACCTCGTCCACATACCAGCCGACCCCCGCAGGCCCGAACAGCTCCGTGAGCTTCTTGATCCGCCACATGGGATTGATGTCCGTGCCGCTGAACTTGCCGTTATTGAAGCCCTTCTGGGCCTCCGGCGGGACGCTCCGTCCCGCGTTGTAATAATCAAGGTTTCCCATATTCTCTCCTTCACTTGATGCTGACCGTCCGGCGCTCGACCAGCGCCGCGCCCGGAACGATCCCGCCGTCCTTCAGCGCGGCCTTGACCGCCGCCTTGTCCACCTCCGGGGCCTTCTGCCGGACGAACGCAGCCGCCGGATTCTTCCAGAACTCGGCCTCATCGATCTCGACCACCACGCTCTTGCGATGCTTCACCGCCACACGCGGGGACGAGAAATCGTTGCCGCTGAGCGCAAAGTCGATGTAGCGCTCGATGCTGTCCATGCGCTTCTCCGTGGCCTTCCGCCGCTCGGCAAGCGCCTGCTCCTGGTCCCGGATGGCCTTCGCCTCCGCCGCTAGGTTGACGTAGAGGCAGGCCGCGTTCTCGACCTTGACCTCGCGGTCTTCGTTGAGCTGCGTCAGCTCGTCGAAAGCGCCCTCCGGCAGTTCGCCGGTCTCCTCGTCCACGCTCATGAGGATCTCCGCGATCCTCGCGTCAATTTCATAGATCGTCATTCTTCCGCCCTCCTGATGCAGTCCGTCCCGCAGTCGAAACACAGGATCTCACCGTGGACGTCAAAGTATTCGTCGCCGTCGCGGATCGCAGCGCCGCACCAGTCGCACGTCAGGTGTGCTTCCGGCAGGCGGTTTGGATAACCCGTGCGCTCCGTGCGTCTGATGTCTGGATGGTCGGGTATCTGTCTCATGCGATGCCCCCCGATCCGCCGTTAAGGCTGTAGCGCTTATAGCGGTAGACCGTCCCGTCCTCCATCGTCGCGGATTCCCACTTCTCCGTGATCGGGAAGCCCGCCTTCTTCAGCTCGGAGACGCGGCTGCGGACTTCGGTCGTGTGCAGATGCAGCTGCCCCTCGCGCACCGTGATGGAGCCGTGAAGGATCATGTAGGCCAGCACCTTCTCCGCCGTCGGCTTCAGCTTCTTCTGCATCACGCCACCCCCAGCAGCCGCAGCACGCCGCTCACGACGTGGCACAGGCTCCAGATCGCCGCGAAACCGAGGAACAGGATAATGAAATCCTCGACGGCCCTGACGATCAGCTGCCTAAAATATTGACTTTTCGCCGCTCTCTTGATAAACTGTGATAAAGACATAGTTACCTCCTGAATGCTTTGTCTGTGCCGTCATGCGCTGGTACCGCGTGGCGGCTCTTTTTTGTCTCGATGGTCGTGTGGTATTCATCACGCACGACCTTCCGCAGATCTGCCTCGGTGATATAGCCGCGCTCGATGCTGTCGACCGTGTAGGAGAACGCATCGGAGAACTGCTTCAGTTCCTCGTCACCGGCGCCGAACTTGTCCATCATAGTGTAGAGGAACAGAATCAGCGCCCCGTTGACGCCCTCCTCCTTGCCTCGCTCGTAGGCCCTGTCCACGTCGGCCTGTGTGCGCGGGATGCGTCTCGGATTGGTCTTGCTCATCCGCTCCCCTCCATCACAGCCAGGAACGGCAGCCGTGGAATCAGCGTCCTCGTGCCGAGCTTGATGACCGGGAAGCCGAGGTCGCACGGATCGGCGGCCCGGATGCTCTGCGGATTGACGCCCAGCACCGGCGCGACCTCCGCCGGTGTCAGCACCGCCTTGTCGCTTGCGCGGATCTCGTCGAGCGTCATGCTTTCGCCTCCTTCTTTGCCTTCAGCCCGCGTTCGACGAGCTGCCGGATGATGCTGCTGTACGGAGCATCGCGGAACTCGTCGGTCTTCTTCAGCTCCTCGACGGCCTTGTCGATCTCGTCGGTGACGCTGATGGTGATGCGCTTCATATCGGTCATGTTGTCGCCTCCTTTCAAAGTGGTGTACTTTATGCAATTATAAGCCTGTAGTGGTGTACCGTCAAGGGAAATAATGCACAAAAGTACACCACTTTTTTCGTCTATTTTAGTACACCACTATAATGTTGATTTGGTTCACCACTTATGATAATATTCATGTACTGGAGGTGCTAAAAATGACGAATTTACCAAGATTCACGCTGTCGTTCCCCGATGACCTTCTCAACGCTGTCGATGACTACCAGAAGGATAACGGAATCTCGACGCGAAGTAAGGCGATTCATGAGCTTGTGATGGCCGGAATCGAGGATCTGAAGAACAGCGGTGAATATGCCCCGAAGCTCTCCCCGCTCCAAGCAGAGCTTGTCGATTTGACCGCCAACATGAGCGACGAGGACATCCGCGCTCTGATCGCCATCGCCCGGCGGCTCTGTGATTCGTAAGATACGCCAATATCAGTCCTATAAAACGGACAGTATGTCCAGATAGGAGAATATTTCATCATGAATTGTCCAAAATGCAAAAAAGAAACGCCGCCAGAGGCGCTTTTTTGCCCCTTCTGCGGCGTTTCGCTCACTGCAAAGGAAAGACGTGCCCGGAAGCGCGCAAACGGCTCTGGAAGCGTCTACAAGCTCCAGAACGGCAAGTATGCCGCTGTTATCACCATCGGATATAAAAAAGGCGCTGACGGCATAAAACGCCGTCAGACACGTAAAAGAGTATTTGATAAGCGAAAGGATGCTGTCGCCGCGCTAGCGAAGATGACCGCCGAGCCGACGCGGGAGATGCTGTCGCTCCGTCAGCTCTATGACCGATGGCTGCCGACGCACAAGGCCGGGAAATCGACGCTTGATTGCTACAAGGCCGCATTCAAAGGCTTTGCCGCGCTGGAGCCGTACCGGCTCGACAACATCACGATAGAGGACTATCAGGAATGCATCGACGAGTGCGGCCACGGTCGCCGCACACAGGAGAATATGCGGACAGCGCTCGGCCTGATGTACAAATACGGCATTCCACGCCATCTGATCCCGGACGATCTGAATCTCGCGCAATTTCTCCATGTCGGCGGTGAAGCCGCCGCGCACCGTGACGCGTTCACGGACGTGGAGATCGAGAAGATCCGCCGGGCAGGAACGCCGGAGTGCGAGGATGTGCTGATGATGATCTATCTCGGCTTCCGTCCCTCGGAGTACCTCGCATTGACCGCGGAGGACTATGACAAGACGCACAGAGCATTCACCGGCGGAGCGAAGACTGACGCGGGACGCAACCGCACGGTCACTGTAAGCCCCAAAATCGCGCCCGTGGTCGTTTCCCGCGTCAATCGCGGCGGATTTATCACTCAGCAGAAAAACGGCTCACAATGGACGTTAAAAGCCTTCACGGACAAAGTGTTCTATAAGGCGCTCCGGGACGCGGGAATAGACAATCCCGTCATCACCGTCGCCGGTGAGACGCCGCGCCACAAGTACACCCCGCACAGCTGCCGTCACACCTTCGCCACGCTGATGAAGCGGGCCGCCGGGAGCGACAAGGACAAGCTGGCGCTGATCGGCCACACCAGCGACGAACAGCTCCGGGACTATCAAGACGTCCACTGGGAAGACCTTCAGCGCATCACGGACGCAATCTGACGCAGTTCGTGCCATATATCAGGATGCAACCGGGATGCAACCGCAGAATTTTTTTCAGTATTTTTTAGTATTTTTAGCGAATGAATCAGAAAATGAAAAAAGCCCGGAAGCACCTGATTTCTCAAGTGTTTCCGGGCTTTTCCCTCTGGTGGAGATAAGCGGGATCGAACCGCTGACCTCTTGAATGCCATTCAAGCGATTTTCTAGTGTTTTCAATGCATTACGGCCTCATGGGATGCAACGAGGATGCAACGCGATTATTCTTCGACGCGTTTTTCCAGCGTGGAGATTTTCTCCTCCAGCACCGGCACGCGCTCGGCGAAATTGTTATGCTTCCGCACCTCGCGGGTCAGCTCCTCGATCTTGGTGTCCATGACAGCCATTTGGATCTCCATGCGCTTCTGGACGTCGTTCCCAGTCGCTTTCGCGCTGATGACCGCGCTGACGATGCCGACGATCAGGGAGCCGACGGCGCTGATGATGGCGATGATGATCCCGTCGCTCACTTCTCATGCGCCCCCTTGTTTTCCTTGTCCACCTCCGGCAGACCCGTGGCGATACTCGTCAGGATGGACAGGATTGCGGCGACAGCGCTCACGGACAGAGCGCGGAGCCACTGAACTTCGGAGATAGCAGCGCCGACGGCGATGAATCCGACAAAGGTCTGCGCGAAGGTGCGCAGGGCACGGATCAGCGCGGCGACAATAAAGCGTTTCATGTGATGCCTCCTAAATGTATTGAGCCAACTCGTTAAGCCCGGCGGAAACGGATTCGCAGTTATATACGTCCGAATAAACAGGCGTATTGCTCCATGTGGCGTAATATAACCCTGTATTAGAGTCTTTGCTTGTGACATCGTTCGTGCGGAGAGTACCATTGCCGTAGAGTGAATATGTTTTTGCAGTATTTGTCCTGCTGGAAAAGACGATTATATCGGAAACACGGAAATAATACACATCATCGTTATTTGACAGAAATATGTATGGATTTCCTTTACCAATCTGAACGCCTTTTTCTAGCACCTCCGCTGGCGTTGGTGTTGTTTCGGACTTTGGAAACGACAGGAACGGGCCTGTCCCACCGCCGCCACCGCTCGGATGCATTAACCCGGAAACAAGGTCACGCGCCACATCGCCCGTCACATAGGCAACAGGATCGAAGCTCATCTCACGCACCCCACTCATACCATGTCGTGTTCTCCGCGTCGTAGAAATAGATCTTGCCGGTGTCCATTTCGATGAAGCAGCTGCCGTTGGCGATGCCCTCGGTCGGCTTCGGCGTGTCGGTGCTGAGGCCGAACATCGTCTGCGCAGACGTGACCTGTCCGTCTACGACCTGAATCCCGTTTTCTGGTGTAACCATGGATATTCCTCCTTATTCAGCCAGCAGACCGCTGGCGGTTTTTATATCGGCGGCTTCAAACCGCTTGTTGTAGTTTCTGATCATCTGCATGACCTCGGCCCGCGTCGCCGGATCTTCCGGCCTCGTCGCCTCGATGCTGTCCGCAGGCGCGATCACGCCCTCCTTCATGGCCCAGCGCACGGTGTCGGCGTACCAAGGCTCCGGCTGCGGCTGCACCGGCGGGAGCCACATCCCTGCCAGTGTCTCCGCGCTGTCGAGATCCACGGCAAGGATGCCCGTCGCCGCCGCCATGGCCTTCGCCCTCGCGTCGCCCTGCCATGCGTATTGTCGCACGTCCGCGACGGGAAGGAATTGATTGCTCCACGCGACGCACTGCCAAAAGTAGAAGCACGCCCCGCGTTCACTCATCGCGCTGACCACGCGTTCGCCGCCGTAGAGTCCGACGCGGTACTGCTCGATGTTCTGCGCCGCCGCGCGGAGATACGCCTCGATGGACGCGAAATCGCTCTGCGGCGCGTCGTAGTCGCAGGCGAAATAGATCACCGCGTCGCCGGGAACGCCCAGCCTGGTCGCGCTTTTCCACGCCGTCACGGCGTCCTCCGCTCCGGCCCGCGCCCCGCCATTCATGCGGTTTGCAGACGATTCGAAGCACAGCATGACCGCGATGCCGGCGCCGCGCAGGATCTGAGCCTCGGAGGCCGTGATGGTCTTGCCCCAGCTTTCAGGGCCAATGTACCGAACGACGAACGAGACGCCGTTCTCGCGGAGCTTCGCCGCCTGCGTCGCCGTGATCCGCGCCGCCGTGTCGATGCCTGTATACATGGTGATACTCCTTTAGGACGGCGCGGTCGTTGACAGCGTGAACGGAAACGCACCGATCACGATGGCGCGGATATAAGCAGAACTGAACGTGAGCTTGATCCCGCCTGTGACGGTAGAAACTGTACACGTTACGGCATTCCCAGACCCGGCGTTGTTGGTGAACGCGCCAACAGGCGCAGAACCGTTCGGATGCATGATTGATCCGAATGCGGGGCTATAGGAGCTATCGTATCGACCGTAGGATAGAAGATACACGGTAGAATTTTGAGTTTCCGGTATGATGTACAGCACCGACCCTGCCCCGGAATACGCTGTGTGGATGGTGCAGTCATTTGCCGGAGTGTACGGGATTATATTTGTAGCCATGTTTGCCTTTCCTCCTTACGACAGGAACCCGCCAAGATCGGGCGAAGCAAGATATAGTGTCACATCTGTCGTCCCGTAAATCGTGCCGCTGATCGTTACCGACCCGGTTGCTGTTGTCACCGTCAACGCGCTCCCCAGCGCATTGGGATTGGATATTTCATAGCCGATGACCTCAAACGTATCGTCAACGATACTCAGCATACTGATCTCCGTTTTGGTCTGCGGCAGCGAACTGATGCCGGAGAACGCGCACTTGACACACTTCTTCGCGATCAGTTTCTGGTTGCCCGTGATGCATGACTTCAAGAATCGGCGCGTAGGGACTTTCTTGTTCTCGTCCACATCGGAAAGCGGGAAATCATCGCCGCTTATTCCGTAAACGGTAGCGTCACCAGAAGCAACGGCGGGGAAAACAGCGTCCGGCGCGGGACTGTCCCATATTTGATTTGCATACGCGCCGTCAACGAAATCAAGGTCGCGGTCTATCTCTCCACCGGAATGTGTGCCTTGGTAAATATCATATTCGTCCATAGCTTTTCACCTCAGTAGTAAATGATGACGCAGCCGTCGCCGCCCTGACCCCCGACGGAGCCGGAGCCAGCCGCGCCGCCCTGATAGCCGGGGACGGGCGAAGACGAGCCTTTCAGCCCCAGCTTCAGATCGTTTCCGGGCGTGACGTAAAGGTAATACCCCCACATGATGCCGCCGCCGCAGTTGCCGCCGGCGCCGCCGCCGTTGCCCCCGCCTCCTCCGCATCCGTAGGTCGGCTGGGACGGGGCGACCGCATCCGCGCCATCGCCGCCGCTGCCCGTGGTGTACGTCCAGCCGGAGCCTCGCGCCGCCTTGGTCGCAGCGCCGCCAGCGCCGCCGTTCGCGCCCCACGCAGCCCCGCCTCCGCCGCCGCCGGAGATGGAGTTCTTTCGCGGCCCGATCGCGGAATAAGTGTCATTGTACCCCGCGCCGCCAGCGCCGCCACGATAGTTTCCGACGCTGCCGCCAGCAACGCCAGCGCCGCCCTGATTTGCCTGTGTGCTGTAGGTATCGGTCTGACCGCCCTGCCCTCCGGCGTGTCCTGCCGCACCGGGGAGCGCATAGGTCGCGTTCCCCAATGCGTCGATGAATCCGGCCTCGCTCGGAGCGCCGTCTTCTGACGTGTAGGTCGTGCCGTCGATGGTGACCGTGGTCGCACCTCCGGCAGACCCCGCGCCGCCGTTCTTCGCGCCGCCGGAGCCGCCCTGACCGATCACGACGGTCGCGGAGGTCGAGCTGTCCTCGATGTCGATCACGTAAATCTTCCCGCTTGCGCCGGGCGTTCCCGCCGCGCCGCCGGGGCTGACCGGCTGGTCGTCCCAGTAGTACGTGATCCGACCGGTGTCCGGGTCTTCCAGCGTCTGCAGCTCGCCGGGCTTGATGGACGGGATCGAGGTATAGCCGCCGCGCCCGCGCACACCGTCATAGCCGCCCGTGCCGCCGGAGCCGCCGCCGATGAGGATCAGCCGCTTCGCGCCAGCCGGGATCGTGACCGACCCGGAAGCCGTGATGATCTGCCTGCTGGTGTAGTTGTTGCCGTTCCACGCCGGGACGTAGCCCTCCACCAGTTCGCACTGTGCGCCGCGCACGCTTGTGACAAGTACTTCGGTCTTCTTCAGATACGCCGTGGTCGGATCGCCGAACGCGTCGGCAAGCGACAGATTCTGACCACAGCGCTCGTTGTGCAGCTGGATCTTCGCCTTCAGCGTCCGTGCGCTGCTGTAATACGACAGCACCCGCCGCGCCACGTTGAGGCTGTTCGCCGCGGAGATGAGATGGTTGTCGGTCACCCGCTTCGCCCGGATCGCGTCTCCCGTTGCGGCGTTCGACGCGGTGATGATCTTCTCGATATGCGTGTACTTCTTCCCGGTCAGCGTCCCCGTGCCGGAAATCACCGCATAATTGCAGTTGCTCTCATGGATCGTGATGCCGCTGCCGACCAGATCATGCATCGGCTCCGAGAACACGATCAGCGCGTGATCGACAGATCCCGTGCCGGACGTGTTGTCGAACAGCGTCTCCTCCGGGTCGCCGCTGAGCGCGACATAGGCGTGTTCCGTGACCTCCGCCTGATTGCTTGCGCTCTGCACCGAGACGGAGCCGCCCAGCGCGATCCGGCTGTTCGGGACGGAGGACGCGCTCGTTGAAAGGAAATTAATTGTGTAGTCGGTTGTCGCGTTACGCCGCGTCATGGCAGCGCCGAGCGCAAACAACAGCCGGTGCAGATTGTTCCGCGCCGTGTCATAAGGCAGGTGACCGTACACAAGAAGGTCTTTTACGGCGTTGTTGATGGAATAGCCGAACGCGCCGCCAACGATGCCGGAGAGGATGACGCTGAACTTCGTTCCGTTGTACATCCCCCCGGCGTGCATGACCTCGTTCAGCAGGCCGATTCCGCTCTGGCAGGTCACCGTCCACAGCGTTTTCGCCGTGCGCTCGATGCTCTGGATGTAGCCCTTCGCGTAGAACGACCCGGCGATATACCACCAGACCGGCATACCGTAGGCGACGTCGCGGAGATAATCCTTCGCCGCCGTCCTTTCGCCGGAGCGCAGCACATAGATCGCATTGTTCGTGTCGAGATAACCGTCCTTGCCGACCGGCGCGTAGATCAGCCAGGCCAGCGGATTGTATCTCACGGTGAAGCTGAACGTGTCCACGCTCAGCTCGTTCCCCACGACGTCCACCGTGTTGACCGCCTTCAGCGTGTTCATGACGATGTTCCGATTCGTGAATGTGTAGGTCGGATGATCGTATGAGCCGACATAGATCAGATTATCAAGCGCCGCCATGCCGTCACCTCGCCCGCATCGTCAGCGTCGGCGCCTTGAAACGGTAATACCCGCCTGCGCGGATCACGCCGACCTCCTGAACGGAGATCGTGCCGTGGAAATACGCCGTCTTGGTCGCCGCCGTCGCCGTGTCGTAATACTGCACCTGAACATAGGTCGCGGCGCTGATCGCCGCGTGCAGCGCGGCCAGCCGCGTCATCGTCAGCGAATCCAGCCGCCACGTCAGCACGGGCTTCTGCACGATGATGTCCTGATACTCGTCGCCGTTCATCATCGTGACGCTGTTCCCGCCCTTGCGGTCTTCGTACACGATGGAATAGCCGAGCCGCTCCGTGTCTGCTGAGAAATCCACGCCGCCGATCTTCAGCGGCATTTTTGTCAGAGCCATCTCCGCACCTCCTTAAACGACCATCGCAGGGCCGACGCGCTGACCTTCGCCGACGATATGCCGATACAGCACCCGCGCAAGCTCCACGTCTCCCACCGTCACGGGGATCGTGATCTCCTCGACGTACCCGGAGCCTCCGACAGCGCCGCCTTCATAGCCGCCGGTGACGGTCGCGTTTACGCCCGGTACAGGGATGCTGCTCATCATGTCGCGCTCCACCTGGTCCATCGTCTTGTCCCATCCGACGCCCAAACCGAGCGCCATGTTCTCGCCGATACCGGCGAAGACCTTCGACGGCGAGGCGATTCCTAGTGCCGATTTCACACCATCGACAATGCCAGAGAAAAATCCGTTGACCTTCTCCTTGAACCACTGCCAAGCGTCGCTGATGCCCTGCCAGATGCCATCGACGATGGATTTGCCGGTATTCCAGAGATCGGTCGCAAGGTCGGCGATGCCCTGCACGATTGTGCCGATGATTTGGCCTGCAGCATTTCCAATTTCTGGTAATGCTTCGACGATGCCAGAAACCAGCGTCTTGATAAGCTCCCACGCAGATTCAAGGAGTTTCGGGGCGTTCTGGACAATGGCAGTTACCAAATTTTGGATAATCACCGGCGCCTGTTCAAGGAGCTGGGGCAGTGCCTGTATGAGACCGTTGGCAAGACCCAGCGTGATGGCGATCGCCGCGTCGACCATCTGGCCGATGCTGTCCGGGTTGGTCAGCGTGTCGACCAGAGACAGGATCGCCTCGACCGCCACCGGGATCAATTCCGGGAGTGCCGAGGTGATCGAGTTGGCAAGAGTTGTGATTATGGTTATCGCACTACTGGCAATATCTGGTAACATTGAAATTATGCCTTCAACAAGCGTTAAGACCAGCTTTGTCCCAAAATCCACGATGGACGGGAGCGCGTTGTTTAGCTTTTGAAGAAGCTCTGTGACTATCGTTCCCGCCGTCGTAGCCAGCTCGCTGAAGCCGCCTTCCTTGAACGCCTGCACCAGCCGCTCAACGGCGCTGATGATCGTGTTCATGCCTTCCGTCATCGGCCCTGCGAACTGTGCGAGGAACTGGTTGCCCGCCATGGAAATTGTCTGTTTGAGAATGTCGAAGCGGTTGTTCAGCTCCGCGAGAGCGTTCACATCGTCCTCGGACATGATCAGACCGGCTTCCTCCGCGTGTTCGCCGAGCTGCTGGAGCGCGTCTGCACCGCCGAGAATGAGCGGATTCAGTTCCTGTGCGCTCTTGCCGAAGATCGCCATCGCAGCCGCGTCGCGCTCGGTCTCGTCGCTGATTTCGCCGAGCGCCTTGATAGTCTCGTTAAAGACCTCGTTCCTGTCACGGAAGGTGCCGTCGTCGTTCGTCACGGAAACGCCGAGCTTTTCAAACGCGGCCTGCGCGGTTTTAGACCCGGACGCAGCCGAAGACATCTGCTTCGTCAGCTTCGCCATGGAGCCGGTGATGGTCTCCACGTCCACGTCGATGCTTTCCGCCGCATACTGCATCTTCTGAAGCTCTTCGGTCGAGAGGCCGGTCTTTGTCGCCATCGTCGAAAGCTCGTCCGCCGCAGCCGCAGCGTCAAGCGTCATCTTGCCGATCGCGCCAACGACGCCGACCACGGCGGCGGTCAGACCGGCGACAGCCGCAGCCGCCGCCTTCGCGGCCTCCGCGTGCTTCTTGTGGGCCTCCTCGGCGGTCTGGCCGTGGTTTTTCAGCTTCTCGTTGTTCGCGTCGATCTGAGCCGCCGTCTTGTTCATCTCGGTCTCGGTCTTGTTCAGATCCTGAACGAGCTTCTGATACGACGCGGATGTGGGATCGACCCCGGCCTTGTCCAGCTCCTCCAGCCGCTTCTTCTGGATGTCGGCCTTGTTCGACAGCTCGTCGAACTGTGCCGTCAAAGCCTTGTTCGCGGCCTTCAGCGCCTTGGTGCTGTTCTCATTGCCAACAAAAGCGGAGGTGACCTTTGCCATCTCCGTACTCATCGTTTTCAGTGAATTATTGCAGTCGGCGATCTGCCGCTTGAACTCGGCCTCACCCTGCACGCCGATCTTCGGCCCGATATTTCCGCCAGCCATAGTCTCACCACCTAAATGTCAAAAACGTCCCGCGCATGATTCTGCTTCGCGCCCAGCTCCTCGATCTGCCAGACGGCGATCTGGTCGAAGACCGTTCCGAGCGGCAGATACGCCGCCTCCCTGCGCGTCAGGCCTGCACGGGACGCATGGTAATATGTCCATGCCGGGGAGAGCTTCTCCCCGGCACGTCTCAGTTTTTTGAGCGTACCTCGACAGTCCGCTCCGCGTCTTCGGTCATGATCGTCATGATCTGGCCGACGATCTCCGCCGTCTCGTTCACGCTGAGCAGCGCGGTCAGACGGCCCTTCGGGAGCTTCGGATGCTCCTCCCCCATCAGGTCGCAGTATTCGCACCCCGCCTTGATCAGGATGTCGAGCATCGTCCCGACCGTGCTGATGTCGTGGTCGATCAGACCTTCGCTCATTTTCTCCATGCCGCCGAAGGCGTTGATGATGTCCTCGGTCGCCGCCATGGAGAAGCACGCGGGATAGTCAGTCCCCGCAATACTGAGATAATGCAGTTTCAACGCTCACCAGCGCTTTCTCAGGCCGCGAAATAGTTCGTGATGAACTGGATCGCCGCTTCCTGTGTCGCAAAGTCATAGACCTTCTTCCACGGCTTCGTGCCGGTGACAGCGCCGCCGCTCACGATGCCGGACAGCTCCGGCGTCTGCCATTCGACGGATTCTCCGAGCGTCTGATAGCTCTCGCTGGACGGGGAGAACATGACGTAGGAGAAGATGACCGCCTGATAGTTCGCCCGGGAATTATTGATCTGATTCCAGCGCACGAAGCCGACGCCGACGGGGTTGCTCAGCTCATTGCCGGTAATGTCGAAGCCGTTGCCGGTGACGCCGCTGACGACGCTGGTCGCAGCGGTGAGGCCGAACAGATCCGCCATCGCGGCACGGTCGAGCTGGTCGAGCGTCACGTTCAGCGTGCCGCCAGCGCCACCGGCGGCGTCGCGCTCAGCGATACCGTTGTTCGCATAGAGCGGATTGTCGTTGGTGTCCGCCGGATCAAAGGTCGCGCTGATCGCCTTGCCCATCGTCTTGATGCCGCCCGTGTAGCCGGTCAGCACGCCGCTGGTCAGACTGCACTTCGCGTAGTACACGCCATAAAGGCCAATGCCAGCCATTGTGGATTCCTCCTTATGAGTTCATTTTTTCTTCGCAGATTTTGACAAATTCGGCGGCGATCATGCCTTCGGCCTGAGCCTTGACGCGATTCACCGCCGGTCGGATGAATGGATGCTTTTTTCTTGTGGAGCTGCCGGATTCAAGCACGCGGGCCTTGACGGGATTCGGATGACCCTTCTCGTCATAGCCCTCAAATGTGACCTGTGTGAACACATAACCGTCTTCGTTTTTGAACGTCCGAAGCGCTGCGCTGTCCCGCAGCCCGCCGGTATCGACCGGTGTGTTCGCCTTGATGGCCTCAATCACCATGCCAGCCGCCGGATAGACGGCACGCTTGATGGAGCCTTCCACGGAAGCGCCGAGATCGGTCAGCTTCTTCATGTACTCGTCGAGGCCTTCCATCTCAATTTTCGCCACACTCAAACACCCACTCGTAATGGATATAGCCGCTGTCGCTCTCAAACTGGACGGAGCCGAGATAGTACGCCACCGGCACGCTCTCCAGAGCGGCCTCGATGGTCGCCTTCGCAGCGCCCGTCGCGTCCCGCGTGAAATAGTCCACCGTGCCTTGCAGCACCTTCTCGACGTGGACGTTCCCCGCAACGAGGTCGTTCGCGCCGTCCTCGGCGTAAACGCCGTAATCACCGGCGGGAGCCTTCGACCAGCCAAAGTGAGCGAACTTCAGGCCGGTATTCGTCAGAGCCAATGCCAGCTCATCCATTGCCGCTCACCCCCTCGGTCGTCGCAGGCGCGGGAGGCGGAGGCGGCGTCATGTCCACCGTGGCCTCCTCCACCGTCAGCTCTATCGCGGTGTTGTCGATGTACGTCCTTATGATGCGATAGCGCTTTCCTTCAAAGTTGCAGATCTTCTCCCCCTGGTACTCGGCGTAATCCGCCAGCCGGAAGACGAAGGTCGGACGGAGATCCTGTTCCATGGCGCGGTAAAACTCGTTGTACCCCACGCTGCGGATCTCGCAGAACACCGCCCGTTCACTCTCGGTAGGAGGATCAAAAATGCCGTGCGCTTCGGGATTCTCCGCGATCAGCGTCAATACTCCCTGCCGCCACATCAGGCATCCCCCCAGTTGGTATAGCCGGTCGCGGTGACGAGCTGGGCCTTCTGTTCGTCATAGGACGCCTTCAGGCGGGAATACTCACCATCGCTGAGAGAGGAAAAATGCACCTTGCAGTATGTGATGATTGCACGCTCACAGATCGCGTCCAGAGACGACGGCAACTCGACCCCGGCAATGCCGAGATCCAGTTTCGCCGCGTTGATCAGGTCGGTCAGATCTGCGTCGTAATTCGTAACCGTGACGCGCAGCGCCAGCTTGGTTTTTTCCAGAAGCGTCATATCAGGCATCGCCGCGCCTCCTCATAAAGTCTTGATATTGCTGTTCCGTGAATAAATGCTCCGGCGGGAAATGCGAATCCGCCCACATCTCAAAGCCGTGGCACGCGGCCCGGATGCAAAACCAGCGATCCTCACCCCACAGCACGTTCTTGATGTTCGGAATCCGCGAATAGTTCACGCCTGCGTCGAAGACCTTCCGCTTCATGAGCGTGCAGGCCCCGGTCATTCCCACCTGATAAAGGCCCGGCGTAACCCACTCTGCGGACGCTCCGCCGTACTGGTCGTACATCCACGCGTTGCACCAGCCGTTCGTCCAGAACAGTTCGCTCACGATGTCCTTGTCGGCATCGAGCAGCGTTTCCAGCGTCTCCGGCTGAAGCACAAGGTCGGTGTCCACAGAAAAGAGATAATCATACCCGCCGTCACGAACTTGCTGTATGCACGCGTTTCTGAGGCGCGGCATCTTGCCCAGATTGTCGTGCGTCCAGATATGGTCGTCCGTGGCCTTCTCATACTTGTCGCCGGTATTCATGACGATGTACTCCGCGTCGCGGATCTCCGGGATCACCTCGTCGCAGTCGTTGACCACGAAGAAGCGATCCACCGTCACGCCGTCTGGAATGATCAGCGCGTCGAGCGACGCCTGATACTCGCGGAAGATCTTCGGCTCCTGTTTCAGCGGAGCGGCGATCAGCACTTTAATCCCGCTGTATCTCATCCCGATACCTCGGAACATCGTCTGGGTATACCGCGATGTGCGCGATATGCCCCAGCCGCACCGTCGGCTCCGCCCAGATGCGGAAGCCCATCTCCTTCGCCCGCTTGCAGAAGGACAGATCCTCCCCGTATCGCGGGATCGGATTGAAGGCCGTGCCGTGGTTGATCATGACCTGCTTGATGACCTCCGTTGACATGAGACAGCAGGCCATACCGCACCCGGCGACCTCGAAGGTCTCCTTCGGGTAGTCCTCCAGCTGCCACAGCTCCAGATGGTCTAGGTCGATGTTCTTGAACAAACAGCTCACGAACGGCTTCCGCCGCCCGTGCGCGATCCCCGTGACGAAATCCTTCCCGGAGAACTGGAGATCCTCCAGCAGCTCCGGCTCAAACACCATGTCGCTGTCAAGCCACAGGACGTGCGTGTACTTCTGATTGACGGCCCGACCGGCCAGCCGGTCACGCGCCATGTACACCAGCGTCCCGCTCTCGATTCCGACGGTGTAGTCCACCCCGTCGGCGGTCAGCTTCTGCGTCAGCTTCAACAGCGACTGCATGAAGGCCACCGGCACGGTGTCCATGCAAGGGATCGCGATGAGCAGTTTCATTTCGTGGCCTTTCTCCGCGTTGCGGTCGTGGTTTTCTTTTCGGGCGTTTCCCGCTGTTCGGGTCGGATGATCTCGGCAGCATTTACGGACAGCAGAAATTGAGCTTGAGCCGGAGAGACCTCGACGATCTCCCCGGCTTCGTGATTGATTCGCGCTGCCTGCTTAAGCAGCAGCTTCATCAGGTCGTAGCAGCGGCGGGCTTCGCAATGCGGACGAGCTTGCCCGGGCCGACGACCGCGTGCGCGGCATACTGACGGCCCACGATCTTGACCAGATCAGCATCGGCAAGGGACAGGTCGTCGAACTTGATTACGACGTCGTCGCCCTCCGGGAAATTGACCTCGCAACCGGACAGATCGCCGACGATGGCATACACAGCGTTGTCGCTGGCGGTGCTGTACGCGGGCAGCTCGGAGCTGTACACGCGAGTCAGACCGGCGAAGGGATCAACGGCAAAGTTTCCGGCGGCGTAGGCGCTGATGAACGCGACCTCGGTGAGGCGATTCATGATCACGACCAGATTGGACGCGTCGTCTGCCAGATTGGCGGCGGCGGTCGGGATCGCGGTCACGCTGGGCTGCGCGGTGACCTTCGGCAGGCCGACGGCGGTCGCGCTGTGAGACGTGTCGGCGCTCACGATGTCGTTCACGACCAGAGCGGCCAGCTTCTTGGTGATCTGGTAGGTCAGCTCATCGTAGATGTAGCGGACGAAGCTCTCGCCGGTCATCGCCATGGCCTCGTCGCTGATGGTGATCCACTTCTTGATCATCTTCGGGATCATTGTCACGATGCCGAGCGTCAGGGATTCCTCGGTCACGGCGGTCGTGCCTTCGGTATGAGCGTAGGCGGCGTCGGCGCTGCGCTCAAAAGCGGCCTTCAAGTTGCCCTTCAGGTAGACCTTGCGGACGCGGGACAGGATCGCGTCGTTCTCCCACGCGGTATGGATGATCTCATCCACGAACGCGGGGACGGGAACGCCGCCGTTGCCAGCGCCCATGCCGGTCTCGGTCAGCAGGCTGCGGCACTCGGTGTCGCGGCCGTTCTTCAGGTACTCAGCGAAAGCGTCGATGTACGCCTTGCCGGAGCGGACTTCTTCAACAGTCATTTTGTTTTCCTCCGTTTTGAAAGTTTCGGTGACAGCGCCCGCGCCATCGGCGACGACCTGTCTGATTTCCTCGCGCTGGGCCTCCGCAGCCTTGCGGACCTCCAGCTCCTCCTTGATCGAACGCACTTCGGCCTCGATGGCGTCGAGATCGGCGTCGTCTGCGTCAAGCAGACCGGCCAGCTCGGCCTTGCGGGCCTCCAGCTGTTCGACAGTCATGTCTTTGACTTCCATGTCAAACCTCCATGAGAATTTTGATTTTCCGCTTGCGGGCCTCGCGCTCGGCAGCTGCGCGGCGCTCCTCCGCTGCCTCTGCGATGACTCCCTCGCAGTAGGCACGGGCCGAGATCTCCGTTGCGTTGTTTGCCGGAAGCGATACCGCTGAGACGTCATACAGCTTCCGGATTGCCGTGATCGTTCTCAGGATCGTCGTTTCCCCTGTTTCGTGGTTTTCGGTGATTTCGCGTGTATCAGCATCGACCGTGAAGCCGAAGCTCATCTTGTTGGTATAGCCGCCCTTGATCTCCTCATAGAGCTGCCGGCCCAGCTCCGTGCCGCCCAGATCGGCGACGATCTTCATGCCGTGGTCGTCCGCAGCCAGCGTCAGCGTGCCATTGCTCGTCCGGGCGAACACCCGGCCCTCATGGTCGTACTGCATGATGACATCTGACATATCCGCGTTGTCGAAAGCGCGGGCATCGACCTGTTCCTTGACGGTGTAACCGTCCTCTTGCCACAGCGTGTATGGATCGTTGAAGGTCGTGGCATAACCCTCGACGGTCATCCGTTCTTCTTCGCCCTCACCGGCTGCGCGGATCTCGATCTCCGCGACGGCGCGATAGCTGCGGCCCTCGTCGAGCTTCTGCTGGATAGACTTAGGAATCATCTTCTTTAACCTCCCATTCGGCCCTCTCGTAATAGCCGAAGATCTCCGGCTCCACCCACTTGAGGCTTCCGGCGTGATGCCGGATGTAAGGATCCGCCGCCTCGCGTGTGATGTGACCGGCGCTGTTGTATTCAAACGGCAGCGTCAGGATCTCGCCCTGACAGAAAAGATTGATCGCGTCCTGGTCGGGAGCCGTGTACGGCATCGTGTTGACCAGATGGATCCATTTTTTGTGGACGCCGTCCCGCCGGATCCTGTCGAGATCCATAAGGAGGACGCCGCTGTTGTGGTATACGAACGGATAGCTGCTCCGCACCGGCTCCGCCACCGCCGCGACATAGTTGCCGTCCATGTCGATGTCGAACAGACCGCCGATGTCCTTCTCGACGATGGTGTCCGTGTCGAGCCACAGCACCCGCTCCTCGGTCGGGAACACCTCCGGCAGCGCAAGCCGCATGAGGGACATATACGTCCACTCGGAGTCGTAGTTCGGCCCGTCGTGCCGGAACCATGTCTGCCCGCTCTCGTTCACCGTGGTGATCACGTTCGGCAGCTGCATCGGGAACTCATCGTCCTCGATCAGGAAGAACACCCGATCCATGCGCGTATGCTTGACCAGCGACTTCGCCGCGATCACCATGTTCCGATAGACCGCCCGCGTTCCCGCGTAGACCGCGATCTGCCTCATTCTTCTCCGCCGCCTTCCTGTGTGGCCTCGTTCGCGTTGTAATACTCGCCCCGGATCGGCAGCTGTGAGCCGAGCGGCTCCGGCAGCGGCGGGAGATTCCAGATCTCGCGGATCTCGTTGCGGGTCATCAGCCCGCGATCTGCCATCTGAGCGCTGACGTTCAGCTTGTCCGCGTTCGTCATGAACTGGATCTGAGAGGCCGTCGCCATGAGGCGGCTCCCCTGCGCTCTCTCGCGGTATGTGAACAGCATCCGCGTCATGACCTCGGAAAACTGCACGGCGAACGGCTCCACGACGCCCTCATAGAACGCCGCGTATTCGTCGCCGTAGGCCTCGTTCTTCAGGATCTTCTCGGAGATCCCGAAATACTCCAGAACGCCCTCGCGGATGATGGTCATCTGCTTGTCGTCGATGACCCAGGGCTTCGCCTCGATCTGCTGAATGTTCTGGTACGTGTTCGGGAACAGCAGCAGACCGCCGCCCTTCGCGTCCTTGGAGAAATTCTCAGCCGTGAAGCGCTGCCGCTCCTTTGCCAGATCCTCGGCCTTCGCAAAGTTGGAAAGCTGTGCCATGAAGCGGTATGTCGCCGCGCTCTTGACGCCTTCCTCAATGCCCTGATTCTGCATCGTCATGAGATCCATCACGGGCCGAAGCGCGTCGTTGGTCTCTCCGAACAGATCCGAGCGGTACTGATGCCGCGTCAGGATCGCGCAGTTGACCAGCTCCACCGCCGCCCGCTGTCCCCAGCTGAACGTGTAGCGCAGAAACGGCGTATTGTTCTCTCCGTACTTCACGACCTCGCACCGGCTCGGCAGCACGGCGTACACGCCGCTGACCGCGCCGTACTCGTCGTACACCGGCACGACGAAGGCGTTGTTGTGGACGTAAAGAATGGTCACCAGTCTCGAAAGAAACTGTGACCATGTCTGAAGCTCGTTCGGAGCCAGCCGCATCTTCGTTTGCAGCGCCGGTTTTGCCGTCCCGATGATCTCCACGTTCAGCTTTGAAACGTGCGACGCGATGGCGGCGATTGCCGCCCGGACCATCTCGGCCTCATAGATGTTCCCGCCGTACCGATGAAACGTCGGCTCATACCCGGTCAGCAGCTTGTACTGCACCGGCACGGCCTTCGGCTCCTTCGGTCGGTTGCCGAAAATAAAATCAAAAAGCCCCGTTATCCTCACCCCTCATTTTTCAACTGCTCACCGATCTCCGCGCTCCACTTCTGCCGCACCGTGAAGGCGTCAGCCAGAGCGGCACAGCCGTCGATGTGCAGCGACGGATTGACCTTGACCAGCTTCCCGCGCCCGCGCTCCGTTGACATCTTGATGGCGCTGTTCAGCAGATGCGACTTCAGCAGATCGTTGTCGCCGATATGCACCTTCCCGTCCGCGATCAGGCCTTCCATCTCCTGAAGCACAGGCCACAGGTTTTCGCCCTGATATACATCGTCCATCTGGAAGCCGTATGCCTTCATGTCCTGAACGAGATACTGTGCGCTGTATCGGTCATAGCCGACCTGAAGCGGGAATATCTGATATTCCTCGACCAGGCGCCGGAACCACGCCTCACAGTCGTGGTAATCGACAAAGTTGTCGCCGCTCAGCGTGAGAAGCCCGCGCTGCACGAAGATGTTGTACGGAACGCCGTCCCGCTGAATCGCCTCGTCGATGCGCTCACGCGGGAGAAAGAACTGCGCGATGACGTATAGCTCCCCGCCGCGCTCGATGATCACACAGCACGCCGTCAGGTCTCGCGTCTGCGACAGGTCGATGCCCGCCACGGCATAGCTGTCGCGGAAATCGTCGAGCCGCAGCTCCGGCCCGCAGCACTTCTCGACGTCTTGCGTGGACAGCCATGCCGTCGAGCTGTTCTGTTTCACGCAGCAATACTTGGTCAGGAACTCCGCCTTCTTCGACAGAGATCCCTCAGCGATGGCGATCTCCTCCAGCATGAAATCGACCGAGACGGAAACGCCGAGATTCGGATTCGACTTCCGCAGCTCGTTGATGTCGTTCCACGCCTCGATGTCGTCGATCATGTACAGGAACGGCAGCAGCTTTGTCTCCTTGCTGTCGCCCAGCAGAAACCGTGTAGACCGCTTGACCAGCTCGTCATAGATCGAATCGTTGACGTAGCCCGCCGTCGTGCAGCTGAGCAGAAGGCCGTCGGGCCGAGCGCCCATGCCGGACTTCATGACCTCATACTGTTTGAGGCCCTTGTCCCCTTCCCATGCGGCGATCTCGTCGCAGATGCACAGCGACGGATTGAAGCCGTCTGACTTCTTCGCAGAGAACGCGATCTTCTTCACCGAAGAATTGATCGCAGGGATATACAGGTCAGACTGTCTCCGCTTCGGGAGATCCGACTGGTCGCGCACCTTGACGTTGTGCGTGTCCCGCTCGTCTAGGATCTCTTTCAGCTCTTGGTACTCAGGATCAAGCACCGTCATCTGCCAGACGTTGTTATACACAATGTCCGCCTGCTCCAGCTTCGGAGCCAAGCAGTAAACCTTCGCGCCGAAGCCACCGGCGTCGCGCCAGATGTAGTCGGCGATTGCGGATGCCATCAGGCTCTTGCCGTTCTTCCGGGCGATCACCAGCAGCACCTCGCGGAACTGCCGCTCCCCGTCCTTGTCGCAGATCCCGAAGACTGCCGACAGGAACGCCTTCTGCCACAGCTCCAGCTTCAGCGGCCCAGGCGCGAGACGGCCTTCCGTGTGAAAGCAATGCGATTCGACCCATTCAATCGCCGCATTGGCCTTCTTCTGGTCATAGAAAAAGCGCTTTTCTTCCAGCCCGGTGATAAGATACTCATACACCGCCAGAATCCAGCGCCCCACGGCGACGTCGCCGCTTTTTATCTGCTGATAGTATGCGAAGATGTGGTTATCTTTCGCCTTCTTTGGCCTTCTCACATGGATCTCCGTTCTTGTCGAGAGAGAATCGCTTATTTCCGACC